TCTAATGTCTTACTCTTCACGTTCACCATAGTCATCTTCATGATAGACTCCATGTCTAGCGGGCCAAGATACTGATCCAGTTCTGGCTCATATCTAAACTTACGCTTCAACACGTTAGTCTCTTCTAATGATTTATAGTCCTCTGCGATTAATTTCTTATCCGCGTCCGTATAGGGTACACCCCTATCGGTCAGATACTTAGAAATAGCATTATGTGAATACCAATCCGCCTCTGGTTTGACAGCCTTTTCACTGTCATCCCCATAAGTATATAGTAGCACATTTTCCCTAAAAGTAAGCATTTCATGTTTCGGGTTCAAAGCTTTGTAAGCACACCTGTGATACAGGCTATTACCTATGCAATTTATGATAGTAGTTAGTGCATGTCCAGAAGCTTGGATACCAAATAGTTGAACCAATTCACCAAACAAGTTGATCATGGGGAAGGCTAAGTCAGCCGCCATCGTTTTCACTCTAACCAGATCTTCATCCTCATACATACAACTCCAGTCCATAATATAATAGAGGACTTGGAATGCGTTGAGAATAACTGGAGCCTTTGTAGTCCCTTGAAAGTCGGTATAATCACCGTCTTGGAGACGCTTTGAAAAAGCTTCCAGCTTTCTGGCTAGTTCATCCCACTCTTTTGTATTGGCAGCCATACCTGGCAACGCTTCAAAGAGGGTATGATTAGTGTAAAACAAGCGAACCAATGGTAAAAACAAGCGTCTCATACATAGAATATATTCTACGGGTAAGACCATAATGCCTCGAGTTTTCTTTTCGGCAATCTTTTTGGCCTTACGAGGCTCATCCTTAAACACCATTGTGCATATTGGTTTGTAGCGAATTCCAGCTCCAAGTTGGTCCCAACAATCTTGAGCTCTATCCTGAATTTCAGGAGTGAACTCAATTTTCTCGGTATTATCGTCTTGGGGGACTATGGTTATAAACTTCTTCTTAGAAGTATTATAAGGATGTCCCGCAGAAGTACTAGCATTGATTCGGTCCATAAAAGGTATACCGTTAACACCATTAATAGCCACGTCCCAATCGACGGTGCCTAACGATGCGACTTGTTCGTCGGTCAACCCTTTGAAGATCTCACCAGCAAATATTTCCGCTGCTTCTTTTAATAAATCTGTCGGAATGCCGCATTCGGAATTCTTCATGTTGGCCACTGCATTATGCTTGATTTCCCAACCGTTAAGGATGGGGGGCATGTATTCAGTAGACCAACCGAGAGATTCTAAGTGGGGGCGCAGTAAGTTATCCTGGACATCCGACTTTCCATTTCTACGTGGGGCATTTATGGACCCATAACAATGTAAATCTCCACTCTCCATATACCTTAATATACTCTTAGGGTGCAAAGGTCCCATGGTAACTGGGACACTAGGAGCCGATAACGGAACAGGTCCGTCTATGACTATAGTCCCAAAATGGGCATACACTTCTTCAAGCATTTCTAGAGACACAGGAGTGCAAGCTCCAGCGTTCATCCCTGACATACCCATGTGGTGGACTCCTAAAACCACAGGACCATAATTGGTCTTGGCTAGTAAGATCGCACCACAATCCCCTAGAGTAGTTACTCCAGCATAGTGGGTTCTCCAATCCTGCGCAACATAAGTACCACTTTCATTAGTGATATTTACTGTACCTCTATGGATATTAGTTGCAGCCATGGTAATTAGTGTACCAAGCTTAGAATTGTGACCCCACGTGCCTTTGTCTACTCCTCGCGGACAGCGACCTATAAGTAGGCCACTATGCACACCTTTCAAAGATTCAGTTGTAAACAGACCTGAATTATCTTTTACGGGTGGGATGGGTAATCGAACGAACGCCAGATCCTTATCCGGGATTCTATAGATGTCAGACTGGGGAACCTTAACATTCCTTACATTGGAATTAACCCCCATACAATCCTCTTCGCGGAAGATATCAAAGTTGACATCATTCTTAGAAGGAAGACTATGATTGGTGGTCATCCATATATCTCCCTTCACACCAAACATTTGGGCAGGGAAGTAGGTAGGGTTGCCATCAGCATCCTCATATCTGTCAATCTGAACAGCAATGACAGCGGAATCTAGTCGTTTAATAATCTGATCCATGGTCAAGGAATTCCAGGATTTACTCTTGGCTCCTATATCTAGGTGGGTAATGCGATAGTCATCTTTATACCACACACCTGGCTGGTCAGTGGAAAGGGATTTCACGTCTTGTGCAGTCATAGTTTGAAACTCCAATTTGGGTTCAGGACTCTTAAAATCTTCAGCTATATTCTTGCACACCACAATGACAGCTCCAATAGTAACCGCCCCCATAGCTGCAGCGAATAATCGCCGCAACCATGGGGAGGCATGGCTACTCAGATCGTCTCCGAGGTGGCGCATTCTGCGCATAAACTCTTCTTTTGTTACGTCTAGGGCGTCTGAGATTAACCACCTATATGTGAACTTAAATTTATCTCTAATCCACAAAATAGAATTAAATGTTCGCCCTCGCCACCAGTCATAAATTTCTGAAATGCGACGAGATTGTAACACCAAACAAGTACAAGCAATGGAGGCACGATGACAACTCGGACACAAGTGGATCTCTTTCATATAATTATCAACTTGTAGAACGGCCTTTTGATTAGTCTCATGGGTATCCGCTTCTATGCGGTACCACTCGAGGAAGTCGTCCATTTTATCGAAAACTATAGGTTTCCCCACTGTCTCAAAAGCTTTGTCAGGGCGCCCCATGCGAGGTTGCATTTTACCTCGCTGGTTAATACGCTCATCATCTGCAGACCCAGGCCTGGAGTGAGAGCTCTTACCAGCATTGATAGCAACTGCTTCTAATATGCGAATGTCCCAAAGATCAGGGTACACACCAGGAACAGGTGTGGGAATCTTAGTATCATCTAACATGAGGACACCAGCTTCACCACTAGTCTTAGCGTATTTAGCCTTAGGTACAATGTCAACTACGATCTTGAAACGACGCAGAGCAGCGAAACCGTTACTATAGTAAGCATTTACGTTGAGATCAGGAGTGTTGGTGGTGGCTATCACTAGCCTGGATTTAAAGGCGACTCGCCCTTTATCTTCGATAGCGGCCATGGTTAATACATATGGGACAACGTTCACCATTTGTAGTAATTCATTAACACTTCTATCTCCACCAGGTTCAGCAGCAGTTACATTTTGAAAGGCAACATCGTCAATCTGGACGCACCACTGATCATTAAAGTAGTTAGTCCAAAATTGGTCCTTTGCATTTCGAGGGTATTGTAGTGATCATCTACAGGTAGAGGTGTAAGTTCTCCTGCCTCATTCTTGCGAGTTTTACCGTAATGGTAGAACACAGACTTTGTGAAGGAGCTCTTCCCTACTTGGGAAGCTCCGAAAATCAAGATAGCAAGTGGAGCTGGGCGCTCCGAGCACGTAAAATCGCGAGTTACGATGTGGCCCATAATGAGTTTCATCTTTGTAAGACGAAAGGAGATAAGTTTGCGATCAGCCTGATTGGCGTTAGGTGTGTTAGCTAAAATAAGCTCACCTGTCTCAATGGCATTTTTAACACCATTAATGAAAGCGTAGTATTCGAAGTTGTGTGCCTCAGCACAAGCTAGGAATTCATTCTTAACCTCGAGATCATAGGTCGATTCAGCCCATTTTTCATAGGACTTGCCCGACCGGAGGAAAGCATAAAGCGAATCCTCCTTGAGGCATGTAATAGAAGTTTCTACTACATAAATGATAAGCTCAGCGACAGCTAGACTAAGGTCTAGATAACCTGTCGACGTGAAAGCAAATCGATGCGTGCGGTATTTTTCCAGTGCACGCGGTGGTATGGGTAATCCTTCTTTCTGAGTTATACCACACAATAGGGCTAAGTAAAGTACTTCGTGCACCTTCTCAATGATAGGAGCTTCTCGAATGTCTTTAATAGCTGCGACAATACTTTTCCCTTTGTTAAGAGTAGCGGCTAGCTCTTCTAATTTGCTAGTCTGAAATTCCATGGTGGTGTTATATCCCGCCACGGTTCTTTCGATCAGGTCGATAGCCATGCCAGACAAACTGACTTCAGCTCCAACCATACTTTTCACGAAAGATAATGTTGCCGCTATTTTGGGTCCAATTCCATTAGATTTGAGCATGAGGTACGCCCATAGCACGGAGGATTCTATAATACCCGCCATAACTAGGGCCTCATCCTCGTCTGGTTTAAGCTGAGAACTCCGATACTTATTAACGATCGAAGTCCATATGGACGATTGATATTCCCAAACGCCAACCCCTATTGGGAGTTGGTCTTTGCTAAAGTGTGGCACTATGCCATTCTGGGCCTGAATATATCTTGCATAAACAGGGTACGCGTTACGCGATGCAGCGGTCCACTTGGATTTCCCGGATTCAGGCGTGAGAAACATGTTTAGTAGCATGCTCTCCGAAGAAAGGGTTCCCCCCTCGAGGGGCTGTTGTAATGGGCTCTCCCCAAAACCATATTGTGCTGCGGTCAGAAAAAGTACGGTTGCATATTTGGAGGAGCCTCGGCAAGTCAAGTGTCCCGCGGACCTAGCGGTTACTACTCTCAAGCAGTCATAGGTTGAGGTTTTTCTACCGTGATTTCCACACACATCTCGATTCCCTCCATACTCAAGTCTAAGTATGTGACTACATTAAAACATCCGACGGCCAAATTTTCAAACAGACCGATACACGATAATGTTCAACCCCCAGGACAAGTTTAGACCTGGGTCCACCGTAGTGATAGCTGTACTCTCTCCTTTATGTTTGTTAGTGACGGGTGGAATACTTTAAACCGTATACGCTTTTCTGTGTGCCAGAATTTTGGGCTCAACCCTATAGGGAAGGGGAGCGACGGACGGCTGGGAAGCCAGATAGCTTTGCCTATTAAAAGCCGAGCAAGGGTAGTCCAAAGGACTAGCTCTACGTTCATAAAATAGGTGAATCGACGTATGAAACATAAAGGGGGGGGGGTTGCGATAAGCTCGCAGGGGGTGGACCGAAGTCCGACAGGGGGCCGAAGCCCCCCGGTGGGCCGAAGCCCGGGTGGGGGCCGAAGCCCCCATGTGGGCCGAAGCCCGGGTGCGGGCCGAAGCCCGCAAAATGTGAGGGTAGCCCATGTGAATGAAGACGTCTACAATGTCTATCTCAGTCTAACGAATTCCAAAGAAAACCGATAGTAGGAATAGCTTATGCACTGATAAATCAACGTCAAAGTGACAGCCAACTGGTGTAATCTGTAAGATCCACACCAATGTGCTGGGAAAATACGGCAATACGAACCGTATTGTCCTGTGAAGGTCGTTTGTACCGACCTATTCAAATAAACTGTAC